AATTTAGATCAAATCTTAGAAGGTGTAAAAAATAAAATATTTAAAAAGGAAGATGTTGAACAGATAGCTGATTTAAGATGGATGAAATGTGTTACTTGTAAAGCTTTAGATGAAACAGGTAAAGATTGTGCAGTAAGAGGAACTCAACCATGTTGTAGTGATTGTGGTTGCAGTTTAGGTTTAAAATTAAGAGCATTATCATCTAGTTGTCCTCAAGGTAAATGGCATGCAGTTACAACAAGAGATGGAGAAAAAGCTATTAAAAAACAAATTGAAGATGGCAGTAATATTTAAACAAGATGGTCATATATATGAAAGTCTAAATGATGATCTTGAAAAAGATAAGATAAAATGGACTAGTGTTACATCATTTGTAGGAATGTTTAAACCTAAATTTAATGCTGAATCTCAAGCTAAAAAATCATCTAAAAATAAAAGATCTAAGTGGTATAAAATACCACCAAAAAAAATATTAGAAATTTGGAATAAAGAATCAGAAAGAGCTATTGAATTAGGTAATTGGTATCATGATGAAAGAGAAAAAAGATTATTAGAATTTTCAACAATAGAAAGAGATGGTGTTGAAGTACCAATAATAAAACCTATAACTGACAATAATGGTATTAAAATAGCACCAAAGCAAAAATTACTTGATGGTGTTTATCCAGAACATTTTGTATATTTAAAATCTGCAGGTTTATGTGGTCAAGCAGATCTTGTAAGTATAGTAAATGGAAAAATTAATATACTTGATTATAAAACAAATAAAGAAATTAAGAAAAAAGGATTTACTAATTGGGAAGGTATAACATCTAAAATGTATAATCCTGTTAGCCATTTAGATGATTGCAATTTAAAACATTATAATTTACAATTAAGTTTATATGCTTATATAATTAAAAAACATAATCCTAAACTTAAAATAGGTGAGTTAAAAATACAGCATGTTATATTTGAAGAAGAAGGTAAAGATAAATACGGTTATCCTATAAGTAAATATGTAAATGGAGAACCTGTTGTAAAAGAAGTTATTATATATAAATTACCATATTTAAAAGATGAAATACAAAGTCTTATAATGTGGCTAAAAGATAATCCTCTATGCTAATAAAATTATTTGATATACAGAATAATAAAGTTGTACCTACAGAACATTGTTATACACTAAAGTCTTTAAAAACTATTATGGATCAATATCCTAATACATATCTTTCTATATATCAGTATATATTTTATATGACATGTCCTGATCCTGATATGAATCCTTTTTTCAATATGCCTGAACATGAGAAAGAAGATATGATTATAGAAGAAATAGGATTAGAAGACTCTCCAGAAGATGGTGCTATAAGGCATGGTTTAGATACATGTAAAGAATTATATCAAACACCTACATATAGAGCATATAAAGGAATTAAAACAATGTTAGATAGATTAGCTAGATACATGGAAACTACATCTATTGAACATGGAAGAGATGGCAATCTTACATCTCTTGTTAATACTGCTGCTAAATTTGATCAAATAAGACAATCATTTAAAGGAGCGTATAATGATATGAAAGATGAACAAAAAAGCTCTGTCCGCGGTGGGCAAGGGTTAGCATATGATCAATTATAAATTTAAAACTATGATAAAAGAAAACGTAAAAAGTTATAAAGTTATTCCTATTGGTAAAAGAATTTTATTAAAACCAGTAGAAGTTGTTGCAGAGACTACAACAGGTATTTTATTACCAGAATCTCAGATTCAGCAAAAACCACAGGGAACAGTAGTAGCTGTAGGTCCTGATGTAAAAGAAATAGAAGTTGGTGATTTTATTCAATGGGTTATTGGAATGTCAGTAGATGATAAAGAATTTATACATGAAGGAGAGCGCCACATACTGTTACATCAAGATGCAATAGTATGTAAACTACAAGATGTATAAAAAAGTACCTACATATAAAAATAATAAATGGGGCTATAAAGAGTTTGAAACTAGAGAAAGTTTTATACAATTTATATATACTTTATTTAAAGAACCAGGGCAGTATGATTTTGATGATACTGCCTATCTTTTTAATAAACAAGCTCAGATATTTAATGATCAAGGATTTTATTGTGATAAGCCTTTTAGATCTAAAGATTATATTGCTTATTGG